TTAAATTATATTAATATAGTTTAATCTAATCTAAACTATTATAATTTTTACTATTTGAATTACTATTACTTATTCTTTCAGAAGATGATACAATTGTTGTTGCATTATTATTAATATTTTGTGCATTATTGTTAATACGTTGTGCAATATCTATTCTACGTTGTGCAATATCTATTCTACGTAAAAGATCATCAAATTCAAAAATTATTAAACCAATAGAAGAATCTATTAATTCTTCCATATCGTTATTATTAAAATAATTATCGATTTCATTAGCTTCATTTCTAAAATGCCCTAAATTATTTTCAAGTGCTGTAATAGTGTTATTTCTTACTTCTTCTACAGCATGTCTCATAAATCGTTCAATATGGGGACTATGTGGAATAATTACAGCATCTAATATTCTTTGAATAGTAGTTTGTAGTCTTATTTTCCTTTCTTCAAATTCAGCATGTAAATTACCACCTTTTTTATGCCTTCTTGTTTTAAGTATATTTCTACTTTTTCTACCTTTTCTACTTTTTTTAGTATATCGGAGTGTTTTCTTCATTACTATAATGCCTTTTGAAATTAATGACCTTGTGACCACCAAGTATCATCTAAATATGGTGGGATATTTGTACTAGTTATTGCAGCAGTTAACTTACTAGATGGGCCTTCATTCATTAATGAATTTATTTCAGAATAACATAATGCATAATTAAAGTAATTTAATTTACTTAACATACCCTTCATAGATCCAAATACATCTACTCCATCTGCATCAGTTGATGGACTAAAACATATTATATCTTCGTAGTTCTGATATGGCTGAAACCCTTCAAATGGAAGCTTCCTAGCCAGGTTACCATTTATGAAAATTTCTAAAGAGTTCTCCTTACATACTATACCAACATGCACCCACTTTCCTACTGGAAAGTTATCAACCTCAACATAATTATTCCAGGTCTTATAAGTATTAATGTATACTCGTAATGTATTTGTGTCTGAACGCATGTATACACCGGGTGATAATAGAGGGAACTGATTAGAAAAGCCTTTATGGAAGATATGTAATAGACCCTTTTCGGTTCTAAATGTGGAAGGATGTACATTTAGATAAAAAGAGTAACTAAATTCAATACCTGTCCTTTCATTACTTGAAAGTGCTACTGATTTTGCATGCTTATCGTTGGGGTTTTGAATAATAGTTATTGACTTATCATCGGTTGCATATGTATTGGGTAATAATTCAGTCCTGTTCATTCGTAAACGATTAAAATATTTATAAATAACTTCTACAAATATAAATACTAAATACATTACTACAACAAGTGTAAGGCCAAGTAGGATTTGTGGTATAATACCGGGCCCTTGAACAGAATTTAATTTAGCATTAAATGTAGTGCTCTCCATCTATTTATTACTTAATTATAATCTACAAAGTCGCTTCGCTTACGGAGTCGCTTCACTTATAGAGTTGCACCTGGAGTAAAAAAGGATTGTAACCAGCTTAGAATATTTGTAATTGGTTCTGGACCTGCCATATAATTCTTATAAACTGCCTCTGGATTGAGTGCTACATCATATGCAGTAGTTGTTGAAATTTGTCCACCAAAACCACCGTATGCTAATAATGTTGCTGTATAGCCACCAGAATCTACTCTATAGAAATCTGGTAATACACATGATCTAGCTAATTTACCATCTAGATATACATCAACAGTTCTACCATTAACTGCTACAGATATATGTACCCATCTTTGTAGCTCTATTTCTGGTAAATCACACATATTAGAACCATCTAGCATACCAGAACCAGTTTGTAATATATTAAATACACTATTTAGTGTTGTTTTGTCTAAATTATCGGAAGGGGTTGGACTAGATTTGTCATGTGTTTGTAACCTTACCTGTAAGGATGGCTTAACCCCTCCTAGATAAATACGAATTGTATCAAAGTTTGGCCCACCAATACTCAATATGTGTTTATTAAATCCAGATCTATATGACCAGTTATTCACATAAATCCATGTTGAAATTGTAAACTCACCCCCTTCATATATAGGTGGTAATACTGCAGTTGATATACTAATAGGCTTAGATGCATCTATATCTGCCTTTTGAGTTGCACTAATTAATGTAGAACTATTTACAGTTCTTGGGCCAAATAGGTATTGATATAGATAATATAATCCCACAAGGCCTCCAATTATTAGAATGACTGGGACCAGTTTAGAAAATAATGATACACCTGCTGCGTTGACTTCCATTTATCCTGACTGTAATTTTGATTTATAATTTTCTTTTTATGCATATGGTGTCGACCATTCTAATAAATTATTACTTGGTGGTTTTGTAATAGGATCACATGGTAAACCGGGAGGACATCTTGCAAATAGTTTTAATCCTGGGAAACTCATGTCAATCTTGTTATCTTCCAATACTTGACCATTCGTATCTATATGGGATTCCCTTTCGCGCTCTACTGCATATGGTGTTAGCCTCTTTGAATTTATCATAATATGAATAGCAGATCCATCAAGGCCTTTATTTCCAATTGTTAATGGGCTATTTATTACTGTTGGGTAATTTGATAATCTCTGAGATGCTACTATCTGATTATCATATATTACATCAAACCTTCTACCATCTCGTAGGACTGCAATAAATACCCACTTTTGTCGAGGTATAGAAGGGAGTTCAATTATTTCTTCATCTATATTTTTACCATTCATCGTTTTAACCCTTAGTCTAGCAGATGTACCTGTTGTAGTTATAGTAGGTGCTATTTCTAAATACCAATTATTAGCTACATATAATAGTGGATTATATCCATTTGATATACTTTGTGTTCTATCACCACCTTCCAATTTAAAATATCCCATTACTGTTGACCCACTTGTTGCCAATAGTGTATTTTTAACTAGATCAGACATTACTATATCTTTCCTTTCTGATAATGGAGTAATTGCTGTTAATACATCATTATTACCTGACCCTGGGTAAATAACATAAATAATTATATAAAGTGTTACTAATACTAAAATAACACCAAACATAACAAGTGCAAGAATCGTCATATTATCCTATACTATCATTTGATATTCGGGATGGAATATCTAAACTGCTAATTTGGATAATCTATTTTCTATTTTATTCTCTATTGATGAGAGGGAACATGATGATGAACCGCTCATAGGGGCAGCATTAAACTCCTTTATTGTTGATATCGTAGGAGTTGCATATCGAATTTCTCCTGTTGGTAATATCCTATTCCAGAGTTTTAAATTACGGACTTTTACAATATTTGTATTTATTCCTAATGGTCCATATATGTCTCCTTTTACATTACGCGGAGGAGATATAAAAGTCCTGGTTTTCATTAAATGCCCGTTAAGATAGACCTCCATAGCATTTTCCATCAGGACAACCCCTAAACGGAATGGCTCCTGAATAGGTACATTTGGTAATATAATATTCTCCATATTATTATTACTATTCTGAGTTGAAACTATAATATCATTTGTATCTGGTAATAATGCAATAACTAAATTATAATATTCTAGCATTCCAAGTAGATTATCAGAAGTTGGAGTTTCCCTTAATAGTCCCCCGCGTTGAAAGAAAATTCGTGGCTTATTAGAAAATTGTAATGGATTCTCAATAAATACATCTAGATTCAAAGTGTAGTTATATACATTCGAATGGATTGGAGTTGTTTTATTAGGTATATGTCCTGATGATCCTTTATTCCAATATAAAACTCCATCATCGAAACCAGGAATCGTTATTATACCGGAATCACCTGGGTGTAAACGGAATATAGGCCTTATAAAATAATGTACAAATAATAATATAACCATAGTAACAATAAAAAGTGCTAGTAAATATCCTATTACTCTCCCAAATGATGTTCCAATTGATCCAGATGGCGTAAAATGTGCAACAGATGTATTAAATGCTGATGTAACATTAGCCGTCGGAAGTTTTAATGAAATTGAATTAGGCATAAATTTAGTAATATTAAGACTTGACATCTCTCCTAGTTTTTCTTTTTAATTGTTTTTCGGAATGATTTCTCTTTTGTCTTAATTGTCTTTTTACCAATAAACCCCTTTTTAGGGTCTAATTTAATTTTCTTATAGTAATCTCTTGTTTCTTTTTCATCACAATCTATTATCTTTTCGCGCAAATAACAGACAAATGAAATTCTAGAATATTTATCAGTTGATCCCATCGTACCAGTTGATGGGTCATGTCTAAATATTTCAGGTAATGATTCGTTATGTTTTTTATCTTCATTTGTTTCGTATAATTTTGAGTTACAGTGCCATTCATGAACATCCATCGCAACAAAATCTCCCGTCCTTAAATCAATACCAACTCCATATTGGGGGAATAATGTATAACCGCCATGATATTTACCACGCTCTACTACAGATAAATTTCCATACCCTTCTTTATAATCTCCTGCATCTTGATGAAGTGCTGTACGGAAATTTCTATTAATTGTTAATGAGCTAAATGCAGTATCTTCAATTTGATAAAAAGACTTTTTCTTGGCCCTTTCAAATTGTTTTTTATGACGATCAGGAATCAATTTCTTAAACTGTGCATCAATTGCAGTTATAAATGGTAATCCTTGTTGATAATACTTGAAATAGGTTTGAGTATAAGTTGTTAAACGACATGGTAGTTTCATAAATGGTGTAGACTCAAAATATCCTAAAACACTTGAATAAACATTATTATTTACTCTCATTTTTGATACTTTACCATCTTGCATATATCTTGCCCCCCATTTATCGATTTGAACTGGATTTCGTTTTTTCCAGTACATACTTTTAAGATCAATTGGGCCTGCTGCAGCCCCACGATTTCTAGATGCAGCCGCTGTTTTATGAAAAGCATCCCATGCTAAATCCGTGATATGTTTAGGAAATACTCTCTTTCGGAGTTTTAATAATATTTTCTCCTTTCCTGGATTATCGGGATCAGGGATATATACATCTGCGTCATGATCAACTAGAATTTTAATGTCTTTTTCATCAAAATATGTCCCTTCCCTTGCCTTAATTTGATCATTACTCATGATGGGTTTTAAATGATATGTTTTAACTTTTCCTCCCC